GAATTTCGTCCTCAACGCCTTCGTCCGCCAGCACAATATATTTGTGCGGCAAGGTGATTGATTGTATTGCTATCCAATGCCCCGACATCTGCGATTCCCAATGAGCCATTGGCTTTGGGTCGTGGCGGTGTTCACGGCCTTCGGCCTGTCGGCTTCCTCGGCCACCAATATGAGTGTCTGGGTTTTTCCCGGTGCCAGCGGCAGACTTATTTCGCAGCCGGATGCGCTGGGCAACCGCATCCTGGACGAATCCGGCGTCGGCTACCAAGGCGGACTCGCGCCGTTGCCATCTTCCAACACGGTGCCGGTGAAAATTATTGTTTCGCCGATGGCCGGTGACAACACGACGAACATCCAGTCTGCCATCAATTACGTTTCCGCGCTGCCGCTCGACACCAATGGTTTTCGTGGTGCGGTCTTGTTGAGCGCCGGTTTGTATCCGTGTTCCAACACAATCAGCATCAAGGCGAGCGGCGTGGTGCTGCGCGGCGTCGGCAGCTACACCAACGGCAGCGGCACCGTCCTTGAAGCCACGGCCAGCAACCAATACACGCTCGTCGAAATTTCCGGCTCCGGCTCCGCGTCGAGCGGCACGACGCACACCATCACAAATCTTTACATTCCCGCCGGGGCGCGCAGTTTTTTTGTGGACAACACCAGCGGCTTGTCCGTCGGCACGGAAGTTTATGTCCGCCGCGTCGCCACGACGAACTGGATTCACGATCTCGGCATGGATTTGCTCGGCCCGGCCCCCGATGTGCCGTGGACGGCGAGCGGCTACAACATGGACCTGGACCGCATCATCACGCACATCGAGGGCAATCACATTTTTGTGGACGCGCCGATCACCTGTGCGATTGACGCGCGGCATTATACCAACGGCACCATCCGTCCGTTCACCTGGGGCGGACGCATCTCGAACGTGGGCATCGAGCACATTTTTGCGAAGTCGGATTATTTCGGGAATGTCACCAACGAGAATCACGGCTGGACGTTCGTGCAATTCGACAACACGGTGAACGGCTGGGCGCGTGATGTGAACTCGCAGTATTTCGGCTATTCGTGCGTCAACCTGAACAGCGGCGACAAGTTTATCACGGTGCAAAATTGTCAAGCACTCGATCCCATTTCCATCATCACCGGCGGCCGGCGCTATGCCTTCGCGATGAATGACGTGCAGTATTGCCTCGTGAAAAATTGCTACACGCGCCAGGACCGGCACCAGTTTGTCACGCAATCGCTCACCATCGGCCCGAATGTTTTTGTGGACGGCACCAGCGACAACGCGCACGCCGAGGCCGGCCCGCACCAGCGCTGGGCTACGGGAATTTTATGGGACAACATCATCATTCACGGCGGCAACAACGACATTCAAAACGCCGGCAACTACGGCACCGGCCACGGCTGGGAAGGCGCGAACTGCGTCATTTGGAACAACGCCGCGAGCGGCTTCATCGTCCAAAATCCGCCGGGCGCGAACAACTGGCTCATCGGTTCCGTCGGCCCGATTCAAACCGGCACGGCTTGGAACATCGGCTACACCAATATGCCGCACGCAGCGGGAAATTATGATTCTTCCGGCTCCACCGCGACGAATGTTTTTCCCGACAGCCTTTATTTTTCACAGTTGCAAGACCGGCTCGCCGCGCCGAATTTGCAGACGCGCGACTACTGGCTCGGCGATATTGACGCCTTCAGCAACAATGTTCCCGGCGGCGAAAAAATCTTTTTGGACACGACTTGGAGCAACGCCGTGAAATCCGTTGCGTCGGGCCAGTCGCTCGATGCTTTCGACGTGGTGACGAACAATCACTGGATTCCGTTCACCTTCAACTTCACGCTCGCCGCGAACGAACACGTGGTCGCGGCCACCTTTTCGCTGGCGATGCGCGCGACCAATTCCGCCAGCGGCGACGTGCTCTATCTCGGCAGCACCACGAACAGTTTTACGTTTTCGAATCTTGGCTGGTTGCCAGTTGGCACCGGCACCAACACGACCGTTCGCGTTCTGGATTTGGCGAACCAGCTCACGCTGCTCACCAACGGCCAGTTGAATGTCGCGGCGCAAGGCGACCTCGGCATTGACTGGGCAATGCTCGAATTACAAGTCGCGCCGAACGTCGCCGCCACGACAACTTCGCTCACGCCCGTGGCCGACGCCACCGTGCGCGGCGGCACCAATGCGGCAAACAATTTCGGCACCGCGACCAATCTGATCGTGCAGCAAAGTTCTTCCACCAACAACCAGCAGCAGGCTTATCTGCGGTGGGACTTGAGCGGCGTGTCGGGAAAAATTTCGCAGGCGCGCGTCACGCTTACTCCGATCAGTGTTGGCGCGAATGGCATTGAACAAGGTGTCGCCGTCGCAAATGCAAACACCTGGACGGAAACCGGCGTCACTTGGAACAACCAGCCCGGCGGCGGCGAGCGGTTCGCGACGTGGATTCCGTCAACCAACGGAACGGTTTCCTTTGACGTGACGCCACAGGTTTTGGACGCGCTGCAAAATGACCGGCAGCTTTCTCTGGAATTGTTTTCCATCGGCACGAACAGCGTCAGCTACGCTTCGGGCGAAAACGCGAACGCAGCCATTCAGCCGCAGCTCGTGCTGTCGCTGCTCGGTGCGGGACCGACCATTTCCAGCCTCGGCAATTTGACGATTGCGCCGAACACGACGACCGGGCCGATTCCATTCACGATTGGCGGCGCTTCAATTGTTACGCTCACAGTCAGCGGTGCTTCTTCAAATCCGAGCCTTGTGCCGAATGCAAACATCGTATTCGGCGGCAGCGGCACGAGCCGGACTGTCACCATCACGCCGCTGGCAAATCAAACCGGCGTCGCCATCATCACCGTGACCGTGACCGATTCGAGCGGCCTCACGGCCAGCGACAATTTCACGCTCACGGTTTCGAGCCATGCGGCGGCGAAGATTGTGTGGAACGGTCCTGGCGCGGGCGCGAACAACTGGTCAACGACCAACAACTGGTTGCCCAAGGAGTCGCCGGAGTTTTTGGATGACGTAAAATTTTTCGACGCCGGTGCGGCCGGCGTGGCGGTTTCCAATGTGAACAGCGTCGTGGACGCGAATTTCGGCGGCAACCTCGCGTCGCTGCAAATCGGCAACACCAACGGCAACCACACGATCCGCATCGCCGACGGCCAGTCGCTGAATTTGTCCGGCGCAAACGGTATCACCGTCGGCACGGAAACGGACAACGGCAGCGCGCAAACGGTTTTTGCGACAGTCACCGGCTTGAATGGCTCGCTGAACCTGGTCAATGAAAGCGCGGATTTGATTGTGCGCCAGGGCAGCACCAACGGCGGTTCGCAGCGCGCGACGCTGGATTTGTCCGGCTTGGGAAATTTTTTGGCAGACGTGAATCAGATGTTGGTGGGTGTGTTTGGATCAGTGAACCGACCGGTCGGCACCGTGTATTTGGCGCGGACGAATAATCTTTTCGCTGCGGGCACGCCGGGCATTGACGAGGGCGACTGTTATTCCAACGGCGGCAGCGCGAGCCAGATTTATCTGGGCCTCGCCAATGCAATTTACGCGGACACCATCACCGTTGGCGGGCAGAAATGCACGGCGACGCTGGCGTTCAATCCCGCGTTCACGGAATCCGCGCCGCAGCTTGTCCTGCGCGGCTTTGGCCCGGATCGCGTATCGCAGTTCAACATCGGTGATTTTTCCGTGCAAAGCGCCAGCGGCAGCACGACGGTCGGAACGGCAGATTTCAGCGGCGGCATGGTGGACGCGCTGGCGGACACGGTGTTCGTCGGCAAAGGCCAGACCGGCAGCGGCAGCGGCACGGCCACCGGAACTTTGACTTTGAAATCCGGCACGTTCGACGTGAACACGCTGGAAGCCGGTTATCAAAACGCAACCACTGCCGCCGGTGTGGTCACCGGCACGGTGAATGTGAACGGCACGGCGACGCTGCTGGTGAATTCAATGCTGCGGCTGGCGCATTACACCGGCGGCGGCACGCTGCCGGTCGCCACGCTCAACATCAGCGGCGGCACGGTCGCGGGCGACGGCGATATTCTTGCGGGCGGCGGCACCTCGACCATTACGGTGAACGGCGGCGTGCTGGGCGTGACCGGTTCCGTCGGTGCTCCCGGCGCGCCGGTTGGCAAGGTGGCGCTGACCAACGCGTCGCTCCAATTTTCTGCGGATGTGACCGCGAACAATCTGGTTGCCACCAGCCTCGTGACCGGCGGCAGTTCAAATCTCATCAGCGTCATTTCGTTGCCGGCCGTTTCCACGCCGACCCAGATTCCGCTGATTGACTATGCCGGCGCCATCGGCGGCGCGGGCTTCAATTTCATTCTGGCCACGCCCGTTTCCGGCGGCGGCTTCAGCGCGTATCTCTCCAACAATGTCGCGAACACTTCAGTGGACTTGGTTTTTGTTTCGCAGCCCGCGACGCCGCCGCTGTTCGGCGCGGTCAAGTTGAACGGCACAAATTTGATTTTCTCCGGCAGCAACGGCGTGCCGGGCTGGCCGTATTTCGTCCAGACCACGACGAACCTGTCACCGCCGGCCGTTTGGGCAGTGACGGCGACCAATCGGTTTGATGGCACCGGTGGTTTCCAATTCACCAATGGCGTCAAGGCCACTTCGCTCCAGCAATTTTTTCGGATTCAAATGGAGTGACGCTTTGGTTTTAAGATGCAAAGTCATTTCTGCGGCCAAATTTTTTTTAACGGTATTTTTTAAGCTTGTGGCAGTTCCGCTGGGGTGTAAGGTTTCAATCAGCCCCGTTTCGACAACGACAACCATTCATAGGTCGTTGCTTGATCGTGTGCCAAAAATACTTATGAGAACCACTTCGCATCAATCCAATCCGCTGGCAAACTTACTCGTCATCGTCGCCTTGACTCTGGCTGGCGCGGCGCAATCAAGCCGGGCCGCAACCTACTTGTGGAATGTCGCCACGCCCGGCGCGAACTATTGGAATGTGAACGCCGACTGGACTCCCGCCACCGGCAATCCCGGCCCGGGGGACACGGCGGTGTTTGGCGCCATCGGCACCTCGGCCAACGCCACTGTAAAAGCGCGGCTGGTTTCACAAGCCATTGAAATGGTTTCACAAGGTGTGGGGGTTCCAACGGGTAAAAACCGACGCTATAAAATGCCCCAGGACGCGTCTTAAAGACTCCTTTAAGGTCAGACCAGCGGGCCATTTAACCCCTCGTAAGGGTATCTTCCGTTCAACCACGCCTTCCGATCCACACACCGGCAGGGCCGTCCGGCCATCCGCTCCCAGGCTTTCGCGGCCCGATCTGCACCAACTTTCTTCAGCAGTCGCTCTAGGGTATCGCCAGCGCCAGTATCGCCCGCCTGGCGATGCCGGGCAATCAATTTGATTAGCAGTGGCCATTCCTTCACCGGCTTCACCTGGGGCAACGTGGACGGCGGCGGCGCCGGTTGCCGGGCCGGACTGATCCGATTGCTCTGCCGAGCGGGTAGAAAGACGCTGTGCATCATTGGCAGCCGTTGACCTGCTGTTTGTAGTCGTCTTTGAAGCGGCATTCGCTCGCGTCCGCTATGGCCAGGCAGAGCCGCAAACGAAGCGCCCAGGGCGTATCAATGCCGGCAGGCAAACCGGAGTCCAGAAAACCAATCTCACCCGGCGGATAAGCGACGCCGTCGCCGGTGTGATCCACAGGCGACAACCATCCGATTGTGACGCCACTCGGCAAGGCCGGCGCGGTCTCATTCTGTGCCGGGCCGTAATTGCCCGGCAGCGAAGTCCGCGCCTCGACTTGCGGCGCGTGCGGATAGTATTTGATGAAGATGGTCGCGCCGCCTTCAGTCATCTCTTCGGTGTCCTCGTTGCAGTTGCCGTCGTCCATCGTCCACCGGATCGTATCGGGTGAATCCGGCGCCAAAATTCCGGTCGGAATGTGCGGCGTCTGCCAGAACAAATCCGTCATCGTGATTTGAACATGACCCTGCCAGCGTGAGCCGTATCTTTCGTCGAGTTCAAACGTGTCAGGAAAATCGTAAGTCACGCCGTTCGGCCACGTCTCACCATTGGGCGAGAAACACACGACCGCCGGGCAACAGGGCGTGAAGGGTAAACATGCCGGCGTCTGGCTGAAAGATGCGAAGCCGTTATTCGTCGCCGGCACCGTGACTTGTGCGCCGCTGCAATCCAGGACTCCAGTGAGCCGCCCGTTCTCGCCGTTCGTGCGACGATCAAACAACCATTGCAATGTGACAAAATCTCCCTTCGGATAATCGTCCGCAAAATAGTATTTGCCGCCGTCCGTCGTGCCGTCGTTGAGCTTGTAGGGCGTCACCCATTTCACGTCCGGGATCACGGAGTAGTCGAGGGCGACGGCGATGGCCGTGTCGAACACTTTAGTCATTGCGACGTTCGTCGCGACCGCGCCCATTGTCAGCGTGTAGAGATTCACCTTGTCGCCGTCCACGCAATACTTCGAGTCGAGCAGAATCACCGAACCAGCGGCCCACCATGTCGGACTCGCTGCCGGCGTGTGGCCAGTGTTCGCATCTTGCAGCGAGTAGTAACTGATGCCGGCGCTGATCACCGGCTGAAACTTGGAATAGGTCGTGCCAGCCGCGTAGGCCGGCGGCACGTCGGCAGTCGCTTCAGCGCGGCCCATGATTCCCGGTGCAGACGGCCAGCGCAATTTTCCAAAGCACGTCGCGTCATCACCGCTCTTCGATGTCCATCCGGTCGGGAGATCATAAACCTTCGTGCCGAGCGTCACGAGCGAACCGCTCACGCTGATGTTGTAGAAACCGCCGACCGCAGAACCGCCCCAAACGCCGGCGCTGCTCGGAATCGTCACGTCGTTGCCCTGATAGTCCTGGCTCGTGAACGTCGCGCCGGTGCCGCTGCCGGCGAGCGAAGCAATTCCGTAAACTTGGGTCTCGTCATAATCGAAACGCATCTTGCCGGCGGGCTGGCCGAAATTCTCCGAATTCCAACGCTCGCCGATCTCCGCGTATTTGTAACCCCACAATCCACCACCGTCGCCGGCGATGCCTTCGTAAGGACAGCCGCCGTGAAACGGATTCGTCGGGTCGGCATACATCAGCGACGCGCCCGGCGGTTTATTGATCACCGCATAGTTGTTCGTCCACTGCGTTGCATTGCGCGGCAACTGCGCGCCAGAGGCCGCGATGTAGGTATCAAGCCACATACCGTAACCATATTCATACCAATCCATCTGATGCACACCGAGACCATCGTCGTAACAGCACGCGTGCCAGTCAACGAAATCGAACCGGAAATAATTCTGGTAGCCAGCCGGCTTCGGCGCTCCCTGCACCGCGCCGTCAATCATCTGCACAAGCGAACTAGCCGCGTGGTTTGACGAGTCGTAACCAGCCGGCCAGCGCCAATACCAAACTGACGAATCAAACCAGTCCATCTGATCGTAGGTTGCAGACCATGCGACCGGAGTCGTGTCGTAAGTCGGAATCCAATCTACATCTTGCGCCCCACCAGACCCAGGGACAATTGTTCCGCCAGTGCAATCGCCGGCCTTGCTGTGTGGGGCATGGCCGTTTGCGTCATTGATGGCTACGCCATTGTTCGTCGGACTATATGTCCATCCAAACGGCGGCGGGGTTTCCGGCGTTGTGAACGGCGCGTTGTTGTTTGTGTCCGTAATCGGCGAACGCATGTCGTCCACCGTGGGAGTAAAAACTGTCATCGGCGCAGTCGAGCCTTTCTCGTTGCGCGTGATGAGCGGAGCGACTTGAAGGAATCCGTCGGTGCGCCACGGATACAGGTGGTCATCATTCAGCGGGAAATATCCGAGCAATCCCTTCAGGTCTGCGTAAATGTCGCTTGCCGGATTTGCACCGCCCAATTCCACCGTGCATTCAAACGACTGGATGCGATAGCTCGTCGAACTTCCCGGCGGCGTATAATCCCAATAGAAATGAATTTCGTGCTTCGTGTTCGTGATGCTTCGCGTGCAAGTCACGCCGACACCAGTGCCAGCCTGAAAGTCCAAAAACTCTTGATAGAACGCCGGGATGTCGAACCCGCAGGCAATCATCGCGGCGATGTTCGCATAGGTGCTTGCCCGGATCGTCGGATGGCCCGTGCAAACATAGTCTGCGCCGCCGCTGTCGTTATTCTGGTAAAGTGGCCGTTCGCATGTCGTGACGATGCCGCTGACTGTGATTTCTCCACTCGTTGGATTGACCGAGCAATTGCCTTTGAGCGTTTCAGTCACCAAGCTCAAATTTTGTGCCATCCCTTCTTCGTTATTGTCATACATCACCGCCTTGCAATCCCACGAAAGGTTCAAGTATTTAGTCTGCGAAGGCGCGGCCTGGTAACTGCGGTATGTGATGGTGGAATCATCATCGCAAGTCAGCGTTGTGTCATTGCACCCGCGTCCATCGGCATCAAGGAAACCAAACATTCCGTGCCACTGCCGCCGAGCGGCCACGTTCTTAAAACCGCTCTTGTAGCAGACGGCGAAGTTCACCGTGCCATCGTGATTGAATGATTGCGGTGCTTCGTTCACCTGGCCGACGACGAGCGAGTATTGAAACGTCGGAAGGTTTGCGTCCACGCCGATCCAACCACCACAGGGAATCGGGCCGGTGCCGCAGTCGTAATGTGCCTCGCACGAAGACGGCCCCGACGCGTCCACCGCGTAACGTTCGTAGGCCGCGATATTGCCGCCAGTGCCGGCATCGTAATTCGGCACGACCGTCACATTCACATAGCGGTCAATGCCGAAGTCGGAAGGATGGACGTGCCGGTAAAGCGGTGCGAAGTGAATCAGCGGCGGGTTGATCCAACCGCCGCACGGCGCGCGATACGGAATGCCGACTTTGGTTTCCATTACGGTTTGGTGTAAGCGCCGCCGCGCTGAAGGATGCAATAGACCAGGTTGCAGTTCTGGTCATACATCGCCGTCTCTTTCGGCTCCATTTTTTTTGGCGGATGATCGGTGTCCACCGTGGTCGGCGTCGTCGCGGCGAGGATGTCGGCGATTTTCTTCGCATCGTTCACGACCTGGCCGGCGAGAACGCCGGCAGCGATGTAAACGTGATTCGTGGTGATCGGCACCGACTCGGCAGCGGTGGAATTCTCGCGGGCCGAGGTGTTGGACAAATCCACCTGCGAGCTGGCCGTGCGACCGTTCAAGCGTTGCTGCGCATCAATGCGCGCGAGGTCACGATTCGTGAACAGACTCCAAAGCTGGATCAGGTAGCCAGGCTCAAGATGGTTGACCGGGCCGCAGTTGATCGTGTGCGCGGCGTAGAGACGGCCATCGCCGGTGCGGAGAAATTCGATGGAGATATTTTCCGGCACCGCATTCATCGTTTCCCAATCCGACAAACCGCCGAGCAAATTGATTTTATGTTTGCCTGGCTTCACCAGCGTCGGCACCGTGCTGCCATCCGCGCCAATCTGCCAGACCTGATGCTGAAGTTTCCATTGCAAGTCCTGAAGCTCGGTGTAGATGCGTTGCGCCAGATTCGACGGGATGGATTCGCCCGTGTTGAGCACTTGCTTCAAAATATATTCATCGGTCGGCGCGTTGGTGAGCGTGACTCGGAAGTGATGGACGTGTTCCTTGAACGAATCCGTGAACTCTTCAGCCGAGATCGTCGTGATCTTATTGTAGGTGAAGAACGCTTTCACCGTGGCCTTCACCACGGAGGCCGAACCGCCGCCGGACAACTTCATCCAGGCGAACACATCATCGTCGGTGATGTATTGATACGTCGAGAGATCAATGGCGTCGCCGTTCTCATCTTCAACCGTGATGCACTTCGGATGTCCGGTGCCGCCGTTCACGGCACTGTCCACGAAGGCGAGCGCGCCCGGATCTCCGTCGTTGGCGACTTGCCCGCCATCGGCCATTTGCTTCAGTGCCGGCACCTTCAGCCGCCACAAATCCAGGTCGGTCGGATCGAAGGCCGAACTGCGGAAATTGTAAATCGTTTCCTGGCGCGCGGCTCCTGTCACGTCCACCGAGAATTCCTGGCTCAACAAACTAGGCCCGGCCCCGACTGGATAAATGTCGCTGCCATAGCTCACGACCGGCTGGCCTTTGAACGTGCCATTGATCTTGTAAAAGATGGCCACACGATCCGGCACGAGTTCGTTCAATGGCTGGATGTTTGTCGCGACGTGCGTGATGCCGTTGGCATCGGTGGATTTGTAAGGCAGCGTGAGCGCCGTCATGTGCGCGCGGTCGCGGAAGTGCAGCGTCGGCGGCGTCGTGGTGTAATCAATCTCCGTGAAGACACCGGGATGCGGACGCATACAGAACGTGAGCGCCGCCAGGCATTTCATGGAGCGGATCGGATACCAGTTGACGTAGCAGGGCGTGAACTCCGCGCCGGTGCCAGCCGACCAAACGCCGGCAGTCAGGGTGCCGCTGCCGGCGAGCTGCAACTGCACCGCGTTGTCGCCGGTCGCATAATTTTTCGCGTAATCAATGATGGCCTGGATTTGCTGCCATGTCGTGATGGTGCCGTTGACGGCTGCTGGCGAATACGTCGTGGCTGGCGCGGCCTGGAACAAAATCACGTCGGGAAAATAGAACGTCGAATAGGTCGGACTCGTCAAAGTGCCGCCGGTGATCAACTGCCAGGTGATTTGATAGGTGATCTTCTGCAAATCCCACAGCGCGTCCGACAGCACGATGTTCGTGTTCACACGGCTGCGGCTCGCCTCGCCGGAATTGTCCGTGCGCCGGCCCTGAAAAATCTTCGTTCCGCCGCTGAAGGAATTGTTCGCGCCACTCGCCGATGTGCGACAGGCCCAAACGACGCACCGGCTCTTGAAAGGGATCGTCAGCGCGACCTCTGGCGGTTGCGGCAATGAAATGTGAAACTCGCCCGGCGCGTGCGAACGGGGAATGAGTTTGAGACTCACCGCGCCGGGCGAAGAAAGGCGCTGCACCGCGACCTCCTGTGTCGCGCCCGCACCGTCCACATACTGAAGCGTCTCGTAAGTCATTTGACGGTGTGCGGCATCGAATTGATCTGTTGCTGGAGCGAGATGTTTTGCGCGCGAATTTCTTGCAGCGACTTCAGGATGGAACCGAGCGAGGAGTTATGTTCACGCGCGGCCTGCTGCGCGGCGGTGGCAAGTTCACGCCCGACCTTCTGGTTTTCTTCCAACTGATGTTGCGCCTGGGCGAACGCCGTCAAATGATGGTTGGCACCGCCCGGCGTCGGCACCGTTGCCGATTTGAACGCACCCTCGACGGTTTTTGCGCCGGCGATGTCGCCCGCTGCACCGGCGCGGGCCGAATCTTCGCCCTGGCGTTTTTCCAGTTCCTCTTTGATGGCTTTTTGATCAGCCTCCAACTGGTTAAGTTTTTGTTCGAGCGCCTTGACATCATTTTCCGAAGTGCTGGCGGTGGATTCAGCGCCCGGTAATTTGGCGCGAAGGCTGCGGATTGTTCCGGCGTTGCCGGCTTCGGCGGAACGCTCCTCACCGATCTTGTCCATGATTTCACGCGCCCGTTTGACCTTGTCCCAAAAATCCGGCGAGTGTTTGGTGAAGCTGCGGTTCTGGTCTGCCTCCCATTCTTTCTTGCGATCCTCGTCCGACATGCCGGCAACTTCCATCACCTTTGACTCGCCAAACAGATTGTCCATGAAGCCGGTCACATCACCCAGCGCCCCCTGAAGTCCCTTGCCATCTTTGCCGCCGGTGATTTTTTCCAAGTGTGCTTCCATCAGTTTACGGTTGGTCTCAATCGTTGCTTTGAGAGATTCAACCGCTTTCTTTGCCTCCTCGGCCTTCTGGTTTGCACCTTGGACTTGCGGCGCGGTGAGATGCTTTTGCAGGTCAATATTGTTGAGCGCATTGACCAGCACGGCGATGGATTTCTCGGACAGACCAGCGTCCGCATCGTCCTTTTTATTTTGCTTCATGGCCTCGACCGCTGCCATGCCTTGCGCATATTGCTCGGCGGTGATTTGTTTCGTCGCCTTCAGGTATTCAAGCTTGGCCTTGTCGCGGTCGGCGTCGGCATCGGCGACTTTCTTTTGCTCGTCCGCCACGCGCTTCAACTGTTCGATCTGTGCGTCGGCGATTTTCTTCCAGCCGTCCGTCTCCTTGGACTTGCGCTCCAGCTCCTCAAAAAACTCCTTCGTCTTTTGCTTGGCGGTTTCCGTGGCCGTGGCGACTTCGCCAATCTCCTTGACCATCGGCGTGAGATCAATCTGGCTTTCCATCAGCTCGCGAAATTCTTTCGCCTTCTCGTGAAGCTCGTGGAACCAGTTCAGGAGTTCCTTCACCGCAAACACGGCCAGCATCAAGCCGCCGCCGGCAGCGGCACCGATGGCAGCGAAGGCCGCGCCGGCTGCCGGGCCGCTCTCGTGCGCGATCAGGTGCAGGATGTCGTGGACGAGCCGGTGATTCTTGTGAAGGATATTAGCGTGTTCCGCGCCTTCCTCTTGTTTCTTCGACAGCTCATCCGTCGTCGAAGCAGTTTTGCTATTCTCTGCGCCGAGTTCGTTCGACGCGGTTGCGGCGGATTTGAAGCCGGAATTATCCGCATCGCTGACGATGTGGATTTTTAACTCTTGGCCGTTTTCGTCTGCCATAGTCAGTTCTCGTTTTTCTGGTCAAACCGCCGATCCGAAAAATCCGCCGTGAGCGGATGGCCGGCTTCCAGAATTTTTTTTAGCAAAGAATTTTCCCAGCGCAGCCGTTTTAATTCCGTGGCGTTGCGCTCGTCAATTTCACGTTTGAGTTGAGCTTCGCTCATTTCAAAAGCCAGACAGTGTTGGAGCGAACGTAGAATTGCCCATTCGTCGTCGAGCAGATTGAACCGCTCGTGGCCGTGATGGCCGGCGTGTTGTTGGTGCGCAGGAAATACCAGGCGACGGTGCCATTGGTGATGACACCAGATACAGAATTGATTTGGTTCGTGACCGCACCGACAAGCGCGGTTGTTTGGAGTCCAGTCAGTCCACCGCCATCGCCATTATAGCCAGTCGTCGAAAAGAAGGCGTTGGCATCCACTTCAAACCCCGAAAAGGTCACCACCTGTCCCCCAAAGTCGAAATCGATGATGTTGCCGAACGAACTAAAGGTGACAGAGCCGGACGTTTCGGCAAGGGGATCATCGCTGATAAAATTTGCCGCATTAATTGTTTTCGCGTAGGCGACGCCGGTTGCTCCATTTAGGTTCAATAGCAGCGGATTGTTGGTGACGACGTTGTTGTAAATCAAAAGCGCGTTCACGAAGTTCGTCAGCGACGCATTGCTAAATCCCCGGATCACGATGGACTGACTGCCATCGGAGTTCGTCGTCGTCGTGAGCGTGATGTTGTTCGTCGCCGTCGTCGTGAGCGCCGCGACCGTATTTGAGCGCGCAGAGTTGAATGCCGGCGCGGAAGCAAAATCCGTCGCGTTCGATTTCGCAGCGGTGCCGAGGCCGCTGATGTTGCCGACCGGCACCGTGCCAATCGTGGCCGCAATCGGATTGGTCGGCGAGCCATCGCCGGTGAACGTTATGCTCGGCGTGTTGCTCGTGGCCACGTTCGTCATGCCGCCGCCTACCGACTGAAAATAAATGTTCAGCGGCGCGAAGGCGTTCGTATTAATCAGCGTCGCGGCATTGATGACATTTGTTCCGCTCGGCACGACGATGTGCGCCGGGCGCGGCCAGCCGTCCACCTTGATGGTATAACCCCACGGCGCGAGATTCGTCTGCACCTGGCCGCCGACCGGCTGCAAGTTGAAGTCGAAGATCGGAATCAAGTTCGTGCCGATCACGAGCGGATTCTGCACGCGGTCGGGCTGCACCAGGATGGTGCGATTATTATTTTGCCCGGTGAGCGATTGCATGGTGAAGAGCACGGGCGTGCTCCAGCCAATGCCTGCGGCCAGAAACAAAACTGCAAACATCAGCCAGCCGAGTTTCCAGGCGCGGATCAGGCAGCGCACAAATACGGCCGCAGCGAATGCGATGAAGCAGCCAAAGGCGGTGAAGGCGATGGAGCCGAAGATTAAAAAGAAAATGGAGGTAAGGGATTTTTTCATGGTGCAGTGGTGGTTACGTCGTCGGTTTCAAAAGTGATCTGATGCACGACCTCGCGTCCGTTCTGATCATGCGCGCTGCCGCGCATGTTCGCGTTCGGAAAATAAAGGATCGTCGTGCCGATGGTGCATTGCAGGTGGACGGGAATGCCCTTGAAGATCGCTCGCAGCGCCGGGATGGCAGCGGCGGCGAGCGTCTCCGTGGTGTAATTCGCGTTCCACTTGAACGTGATCTGCCCGTCAGTGTTCGCCAGGGGAATCTTCGGCGCGGAGGCCGCGCCATATCCGCCCGGCTTAAAGACCGTGTCATTGAACTGCGGCGCGAACTTCTCATTGCCATCGCCGGCAGATTCGTCGAACAGCAGCGTGTAGCTGCCGCCGGACACAGGTTTGTATTTGACGAGCATCGTGGTGCGAGCCGCACTGGCGTTTAGGCGCTGAAGATGAGCTGCGGTTGCGGAGCGCCGGCAGTGAACATGGATTGCGACACGAATCCGAACTCGCCCGTGTTGAGTGTGGTGCCGCCGAACTTGAAGCCCGCGCCTTTCACTTCGCATTGCTTCAGCGTGACCGTCTTGGACGACGGGCCGGACAGAAGCAAATCGGCGCCGGCAGCGCCGCTGGCGTTGCGATAGCCGGAGGCTTTGCCCAGGACAGCGGCCATCAGCAGCGAGTGCGTCGGGCCGAAGATTTTTCCCTTCAGCATGAACCGCGAAGACGCAAGCGGCATGTGCCGTTTGATTTTCTGCTGGAGCGGTTCGTTGTATTTCACTTCCGGCACGAGCGTCCAGAAATCCTCGGCTTCCATCGGCGAGCCGCCGTCGCCGCCGAAGCCCGCGCCAGTTCCCCAGGCCGCAGTCCAATAACCACGGATGAAGTCGGTGAGCGAGAAGGCACCGCCCGGATCGGCAGCGCCCGTTTCCGTGATGGCATTGCCGGCAACCAGGTAGCCGGAGTCGCCGGGCCGCTTCGTCACGTCGCCCAGGCACGTGATCTCCATGCCGCCGAACAATTCCTTGCCGGTGCCGAAATACACTTCCGGGTGTTTGGTGATCGCGCCGCGCACGAAATTGTAGAGCCGGCCATCCGGCGTCCAGACCTTCACGGCGTTGTTGGCGTTGGCGCTGCCGGCGGCGGCATCGTGTGCGCGCGTGCCGATGGCGAGCGCGCCCGTCGTCGCGCCACACGTGACGCCGAGGAAGGCCGGAAACAAAACCGGCAGCAAACCCCAACTGTCAAACGGCACGAGCGACACCTTGGCGTTCACGTCCTCGGTGCTTTCGGCCTGGTAGCCAAACATCGCGTTGCGGACTTGCGTCGTGCGCTCGTCAATGGCGACGTTGAGTTCGCCGTTTTCGTTTTGGGGCTGGAACGCCTTCGCGTTCATGTAGGCTTTGCCCGGCCCGGTGTAGATTGATTGGCTCATAATGTTTGTTGGTTGAGGTTGCTGTCGGTGTCAGTTACTTCGCCGCCGGTGCAGGTGCAGCGGCCTTGTCCGGTTCGAGCAACTGCTTTTCCAGCGAGGCGAACTGGTAGGCGTGCTCTTCGACTTGCGCCTTGAAGGTGTCGAAATGTTTCACGTCAATCTTCAGCGCGTCGAAGGCGCTGGTGATCACGTCCGTTTTTTCGCGAGTGTTTTTCGCAGCATTGAATTTGAGCGCGGTGTCCTGGGCCGCGCGCAAGAGTTCGAGTTTGTTTTTCATAGGCTGTATTTGATGGTTGCCCGGTTGATTCCACTGGCCACCGCGCCGGGTTCGTCGAGGTATGTGCACGCGCGAACAACAAAACCTTCAGCCGGGATCGGAATCGGCCCGGTGTAGAGTTGTGCGGTGCTGCCAGGGAAAATGTCTTTGTCTCCGTTGTAAGGAAACTTGTCGTCGGTCGTGAACCAGATGGCCGCACCCGGTGTGGCGCTGGCGATGGTGAGTTGCGGGTTGCCGCCGTTGGCGTCGCCGGTGAAGATCGGCATCTGCACCAGCGTCTGCGCTTCACCGCTGACTTCCAGGCATTCAAAGTTCACCTGGCTCGCCTTGATCGTCTTGCCGATGTCCGACAAATCCACCGGCTCAATGCACGGCTTGCCGGCCTTCATGTCCTGGACGAGTCCGGCGAACACGCAATGCTTGATCACGTCGCGGATGCGGCGTGCGACCTTGCGGTGTGATTTTTTCGTGCCGTCGTCGTCGTTGTTCATCTCGACATTCTCGACGACTTGGAACGCGGGATTCAGTTGCATGGGCGCGAACTGGATATTCTTAAATGGATCTTCCGCGACGATCTGAAGAACGATCACCGCGACGCCGCGTTTGCCGGATTTTTCCGTTGTGACGGCTTGCTTGCGCTCCATCTCCAGTTTGATGTTGCCGGCCTCGGCGACGACGACGGGAATGTCCCGGAAGAACGGATCGCATTCGAGCCGGGCCGCCAGCTCGAAGGGCAGACGATCAATGATGTCGAGAGTTTCCATATCAGTTCTTCAGATCGTTCCACGCGGCGACGATGCCGGCGGACACAAAGCGTTTGTAATGGTGCAGGGACTCCTCGATGCCGGTGCGGAACGGCGCGCGTTCCGGCATGTCCACGTCGTAGGCTTCCGCCTTGCTCGTGACTTCCTTCGCGCGCTTGTGCGTGCGACTGGCAAAAATGGCGAGGTGGGAATTGCTCAACTGCCGCAAAAGATTTCCTTTCGCATCCGTGCGTAGCCGGACTTTCACCGTGCGGGCCTCGTGATGGACGCGACCGCCGAATTCGTGAATCGCCGCATAGACAACGTTAGAGCCAATGGCCGTCTCGACAGTCTCGCCGTGGATCGTGGCCGCGCTGGCGCGCACCGAGCCGCGCAGCCGGCTCGTGACGACGCCGAGCTTGTGTTGATCTACCGGATACGGCCCGCGCCCGGTCAAGTGATCCGTTTGAATTTTTGCGATGGCGAGTTGGTTGGACAAATCCATCGCCCGCGCGATTGACTGCACCACCTTTGGCGGCAGCGTCTGGAGATTGGCGACAATGCGCTTTGCCTCCGGCGTCAGATCAATCTTGAATTTGAACGCTTCGCTCATACGAGGTTGTAGCGGACGAACTGTCCGAGCATCTGTTTCACCAGGGGCGAGAGTTCGAGCGTGGAAACTTTCGACTGCGCTTCAGGATCGTCCACGAGGCCGGTGCCGAGCTTGTCGCTCTTGCTCCAGATCACTTCGCATTGCATGAGCCAGGCGAGCTTCAAATCCTCCGGCAGCGGATTCGCGCCTTCAGGCATCGTCGAAGGATATTCGTCGTCATCCGGTTCGAGCGTTTCCCACCAATAACCGCCGGTGAGCGTGAAACGGACTTGCGAGGTCGGCGCGCCCGCGTCGGCGCTGCCGGAAAAATTGATGATGCCGGCGACGGTGTCCACGGTGACAATCGGCGAGGGCGTCTGCAAAACGAAGCCTTCGGTTTCGTTCACTTTGATCTCCACGCTGGCGACGCTTTCCACCGGGTAGCGCGCAACGATCCATTGGCAGCGGTCGGCGGGATAAATTTCCTTCGCATCCTCGGCGCGGAAAAATTTCCGGCTGCCGCAAAAGTTCTCGATAGCCGACGCCATGCCGAGGCCGATCATCTTGATCGTGAGATCGAAGCGCGTTTCATTCTTCGCCGACGATCCGCCGAGCAGATGTTTCTTCAGCGTGGCGAAATTGGAAAAGCCAGCGTTCACGGTTTTTTAATGACGGGTTGCGGTGCAGGTTTGGGAAGGGCCGCCAAAGGCGGACGCGACGCGGCAGGTGCAGGTCTGCGCACTGTAACCTGCGAGCTTTGCAACATCCGATCCTTTGGCGGCTGATTTAACATGGCGTCAGTATTCGTAACGACCGACGACAGAATTGAGCTTGTTTGTGGCCAGCGCCGGCGTGAGCTTCACCAGGACTGGCCGCGCGACAAGGTTGGCAACGTAAAGCGCGTCGCCATTCATCGCATTCGTCGTCGCGCCGATAGGCACCGCGACCGGCGTGTCCATCAGATACACGTCATCGCCGACCGACGTGGCCATGCCCCAACCGCCGGATGCCAGGACGACGTTGGTGCCGCCGTATGGCCCGCTGTTGGTGGACGAGTTCCACGTCGAGACCGTCGCGGCGTAACCGACGCCGGCGTGTTGCAAAACCAGAACGGCATTCGCGGAGAGGCCGTTCGTGGAATTGATCTTGTTCGTGACGGACGTGGAAGCCTGGTTCGTTTCCACGATGCTGTAGCCGGTCGTGCCGCCGCTGAAATTCAGCGCGGCGTTGTTCGTGTCGGAACTCCAGTTCGCGTTCACGATGCGGATTTGCTGCAACGGTGCAGCCGGGAAGATCACTTGCGCGGGCGTGGTGGCATTGCCATTCCCGGACAGTGTCTTGTAGTAAGGCCGGTCGGCGAACGCGGACAATGCCACGCTGCCAACGGCCACGGTGACTAACAGAATTTTTTTCATCGTATAACCTTTCGTTAATGGTTCTTTTATTTTGGTTTGAAGCCCCGCGCCGTTGGCTGTCCGGCGCGGGATGAATGTCAGTTCAGTTATTGCGCGGCGGTGAGCAACGCGGAGGTGACATCGCCCTGCTGATAATCGAAGTCGTATTCTTCGAGGAAGCGCGTGGCGAGTTCGTCGGTCGCGAAGAACACGTCCGAGGAGAAGTCCATGCGAGGCGCATTGCGCTCGCCCATCCACCAGTAATCCAGCGCGCCGAAGACGGCGAGCGGGCTGTCCGGCGTGGCCACCTGGCCGTAAGGCGTCAATACGTCCGTCCAGATGATCGGATAACCATCCAGCGTGGCGCTGCCGTCCGGCTGGCGCACATAGACGTAGAGATCGTCCTTCGTGTTGAACTTGCGCAGCGTGGTTTCCCACGTGGTGTCCAGATAATACGCCGAGCGCGTCGCGCTCAACGCCGCCTTGTTCACTTTCGTGCGCAGGTTGCGGAAGTCCGTGAGCGTCGCGTCGCTCGGCTTCGTCTTGCCGGCGTCCAGGACAATCGTGGTGCCCTTGTCACGCGCGATCTGGACGATGCCCTTGACCTGCTCGTAGGTATTGCTGCCATCGGCGAGGAACGCCCAGGTGTCTTCGGCGCGGGCGAATTCCACCGCGCCATACTTCGCCAGGAACTGGCCCATCGGCACAATGCTCTGCTCGTCAATCTCGCGCGGCAGACGGACGATGCCGCCGACCTTGTGCGATTCCAACGAGGCAAAATCAATCTGCGGATTTTTTTCAGCGAAGGCCGCACTCATGGCGATGCTGCCGAAGGCCGGACGCGTTTTGAAGCGCGGCGGCTTGGCAGTGCCACGGCCAATCGGGAAGATCATCATCTTCTTGCGGGCGACGCCGAAGTCGCTGATCAGTTCCCGGACTTCGCCGTAATACTCGACGGGCAGCGGAATGTCTCCCGTGCCGATGGCGGCTTTCGCTTCCATGCCGAGGAACGATTTGGCTTCGGCGAACAGTTTCTCGCGCGGGCCGGCGTCGAGCAGGTCAAGCCGACCGGACTTGGCGTTGCCGATGACGAACGCCGAACCGAGGAACTGCGCGCATTCGATGCTCACCTGGCCGTTGCGACGAACAGCGGCAAGATTGGAACGCGAGAGCAGTTGTTTCTTCAGGCGTTTGACTTCGCCGTCGAGTTCATCGCCACGCAGCGTGGCCGTCTTCAGCAGTTGAGGCAGCAGCTTGATCGCCGCAAACCCACCTTCGACGGAGCCGAGGTCTTTCAACTGCTTGAACATCTCGCCATAGCCTTTGAACGATTCCAGGATTTCGCCGAACTCTTTGATCTGCTGTTCGGACAAGGCCGTGGTGTAACACATGGCCGTGCGTTTATTCATGGCGAGCTGTGCGAGTTGATACAGACAGACGCAGACAAAAGTCGCGCCGGGATTCATGCCGAGCATCACGGCGCAGACGGCGAGCGTGACGACCGCCAACAGCGAGATCGTGTGGCGGAATTTCTTTAAGAACGTTTTCATAATCGAATTTTCCTTTGGTTAATGTTGTTAATTTGCGAGCAGATTTTTTGCTGTCCGCGCCAACTGCAATAACTGCGCATCATGGACACCGGCGGCGGATGCGCTTCCCTTGCCTGCCGGGTCTGGGTTTTCGTCACTGCAAAATTGTTTGAGCCATTGCGCGAGTTCGCGCAGATCGGATTTCTCCAGCGCGCCGGCCTCGAACGCTTTCTTGATGTTCGTCGCGTTCTGGTTTGCCGGCACCACGGTCAAAGCGATTTCGAGCAGATCACACTTCGAGTAAGTGCGGTCGGGCTGGCCTTGCGCGTTGCCGTTCGTCCACGCCTCCGGGATGAAGCCGACCGATTGCGTAGGGCAGAATCCCTGGCGCGCCATGTCGTAGGCGATTTTCCCCAGGGGATTGCAGAGCGCGAACAGCACGTCGTTTTCCAACTGGCCGGCTGCGTTGACGGCGTAGCGCACGGCCTTGCCGAGCGTGAAGCCGATGCTCGAATAGTTGTGGCAATCGGTGATCACCGGATTGCGCTTGAAGTTTTTGAAGTCGCCCCACGCGGTCGGCAGGATCACTTCGTTGTAACGGTCAACGCTGCCGTCGCTGGCGACAAAGGAAACAATCGGCTGATCGCCGTCCAATTGTTTGGCTTTCACGTGCAGGCCGCATTGGATACCGTCCGCGCCGGTGTGAAGTTTTACCAGGCGTTTGCCAAATTCGTTTTGGAGTTCGAGAAGTGTTTTCATGATACGAGTTTCAAAAGGATTGGTTGCTTGTTTTTCGGGCATGGACACCAGTGGGTTAAATCACCACATGGAAATTTGAGTTTTCTGAATTCAAGGCGGCGATGATTTCCGCCACAGCGCGCACAGCTTTCTAATTTTTGAATCACCACAATTTTTTTGCTCATGCTGCACCTCCGCGCTTCTGGAACTTCATTTCACCAACGCCGAAGATTTTGAACGTGACGGATTTTTCATCCTCGCCGGCCTTCAAGGCCGCGAGCTGGATGCACTGGCAGTTGATCGTGTTGCCAGGGGAAGCGCCGAGCGAATCATCGCCGGGGAACATGAGCTGCTCGCCGCCGACCTCGAACGGTTCGTCCAACAGGATCGGCGTTTCAATATATTGATCCTCGGCGTCCGCATGGGCTTGGCGCACATTCGGGCCGTGACTGGATAGCCACGCCTTGTATTGCACGCCGGCATCGTCCATCGCCTGTTGCCGGGCCGTGTTGTAAGCAACGTTCACTTCCGTCATCGCGATGCGCCGGGCCTCGGCGTCGGAGAGATTGTTGAACACTTCCTTCACACGGGCCGCAATCTGATCGTGCGTCTCGCCGGCCTCGACGCCATCACGCAGCGCATTGTTGAGTTGCGCGCGCACGGTGTCACCGCAGCCCTGGATTTTCTGCCGACGCGAGTCGAGAAATTCATGGACGGCTTTCGGCGGATACTTCCACGGATCGTCGTTGCCGACTTCGTCCATCAGCTCTTCACCAGCGGACTGCAACGTCGAGCGCAACGGAACTTCCAGCTCGTGATTCAACGACTCGCCGAAATCAGCGGCAGAGAATATCACGTCCACGAGCGACTTCGTTTTCGCTTCGATGTCGGCGATGCCGGCGATGGCCTTGTAGTCGGCGAGCTTCAGCGACGAAAGTTTTTGCAGCGCACGGGCGCGGAACTTCAGCAAGACCTTGTTCGTCTTGTTCTGGAACATCTTCACCGCCGCCTTGCGCGCGGTGATGTGTTTTTTCCAGAGCGAGATCACGTCGGGCTTTTTCTCGACGACGGGAGGTTGCTCCCGCAAGGCCGCGAGCAGATTGCCCATGCGTGAAAATGGATCTCCGGTTTTATCCTCCGCATCGTCCGCTGGCGGATTGTTCGGATCGTCTTCGCCGGGAAGCGCACCGGCATCGCCGGAGGCATCTTGCAGGTTGAACGCCAGGAAACCTTTTTTATACCAGGGCCGCATCGGCAAATCCAAATCAAGGTTGGCATTGATGTCTTCCATCGGCACGGACAGCGAAAACATCTTCACGGCGGTTTCAATGCGCGCCCGTCGCGCGTCTTGCATCACCGGCAAAGAATCCACATCAAACCAGCCGATCAGATCGTCGCCGAACGTGGTGATCACCGGCGCAACCGCCGCTTCGAGGTGACAGCACAACGGTTCGATGGTGTTTTCTATGAAGCTCTGCTCTTCGGACTTTTTCGCGTCGCCGCCGGAAAGCGCAGTCGCGGCACTGAATCCCATGATGGCATCGCTCACCTTGAAAATCGCGCCGATCTCCTGACGGTTCATTTTCCGGTTCTCGATGAATTGTTGTTCCATCCCGGACAGTTGCGGCTTCTCAACTTTGGCCCCGCCCCACAAAAACAAGGGACGGTCGGCAGTGCCGGCCTTGCGCTTGCGTTCGTTGAGCGCGGCGAGGATTTGCTTTTGCTGCGTGTCATCGGCCTGCTGTTCGGTCGTGACGATCACGCCGGTGTCGGCATTGTTGAGCCAGTAGCCTTTGGCGTATTGAGCGGCGGCGTAGTCAGCGCCGGCAGCGAGCATGGCCACCATCAGCGGACTCATGCCGCGCCAATACTGGTAGGGATTAGGCGTGCGCGAATGGATGACTTCCCCAGGCAAAAGGAACTGGCTCGCAATCGGCGTGAGCAACGGCGAGCCGGTATAACGCCAGCCCTGCAACTCGTAACCAGAAACGATGTGCGAAAACAATCCGGTCGGCACGACGATCAAGCGTTTGACGCGCGGCGATGGATCGGTGAGATCAATCACGTTGTCGGCAACGTCGAGCGGCAGCACGAAAAATTCGCCGCGCAGACAATTCCACGTCACGACCATTTCCCAAAACAACTGCCGGTTCATCGTCGGGTGCGGGCGCTCAAACAAATCCACCGCATCGCCGCTCTCAATAATCGTCTCGCCCAGGGCGCGACGGACGAACGCGCGTTGCCGGGGATCGCCGGCGTTGCGGAGCGCCCGGATGTGTTTGGCCCTGCCGCCGCCGATCTGGGAAATACGGAACGGGATGGAAGAAACTTTTTCAGCCAGGCGCGACACCGCGATATACACCCAGGCCGACTGTGCGTAAGGCGTGGAGATTTTTGCGCCGCCGTCGTCCACGTCGCTGCCGGTCGTGAACGCGTTCACTTTATCCGTCACGGACTTGGCTTCGGCGAAGGCCGTGATGGCCAGTCCGACCCGTCCGAGGAATGACAATTTTTCAGGCATGGATTACCTCCTCTTTAACTGCGAGATTCGTTTTTTTGCAGTTCAGCGAATTGCCGTCTCGGAAATGAATCTTCCCTTCGACCGGCAAGACGAGGCGATGCAGGAAAAATGTCTGGCCGCAGGAATCAGCCTGGGCGTAAAAATACCGGCTGCTTTTTACCAGCTTCCAGCGGTAGTTACAGACGCGCGGGAAGTCTTCGGCGTCCACCCAAGCGACGGCCTTCCGACCGGCCAAGAGCACCAAGGCCGTCGAAGGGTTGGGGATTCCCTCTTTAATCTGCCCGCTTTGCCCTTCTTTAAGCCATTTAAGCGCGGTTTGAACCTCATAAGGCGTCGGAACCGCCGGAGCGGCATTTTTACGCGCAAATTGAAATGATTTGTTCATGCTCTTTTTCATCCGACGATTGCTCCCATTCCGCCGGCACTGGCGTCAGCCTTCGACGAGAGCGCACCGCCCCAGGCGATGTCGCAGTGACTTTCCGGCAGGAGCATGTTGCGGCCTTCGGTGAAGACCCAACGCTTACCCTGGTAGATTTTGCGGAGCGCAAAATAATCAGACGCAATGTCCGGCTGATCTTTGGGCATCTGTTTTTCCGCGACGGATAATTGGTTCATGAGCGCGAAGCCCATGTCGTGTTTGTCGCTGGAGAAATTGACCGGCGTAAATCTGCCGGGAAAATACTGCTGGGCGTTCCAACAGATTTGCCGGCCCAGGCCCGTCTCATCACCGCACGCCTTCAGCGCGGAGAGATTGCGGTTGAACGTGAACAAAACCGTTTCGAGAAAATTCCAATCGTCCGTCCGGCAGGTGAACAGGCCGTCGAGTTTCAGGTTCGGCGTTTCCTTCCGATCAATGTAGATCACCGCCAAGTCACCTTCACCGCTCGCCGCCACGTCGAAGCCGAGACGATATTTTTGCGGCGTGTTGAACAGCCGGGCGAAAGTGGATTTGATGAAGCCGTCAATGCGCGCCTCGCGCGACACCTTCATCATCGGATTGAACGCGCCGAACAGTTCGTTGATCTGACCCGCTTCGAGATGGCAGCGCGTGATCTGATAATCCTTCTGGCAGTTCGCCAGTTGCGCCCAGGGAACGATGGCCGACGTGCTGCCGGTCGGATTGCAGTTGTAAGCCTGCTCGTAGATTTCCGGCAAGCGCGCACGATTTTTGCAGTCCTGAATAAACGCTGCGCGCGTCCACGTCGTGCCGCGCACGGCATTGATTTTATCCACGAGTCCGAGTTCAACGGCGTCTTCCATCGTGACTCGGTAATAACTCCAGCCGCCTTTACCAGCGCGAGCCTCTTGCGCGAAAACGTAGAACAAAGTGTCGGTGCCGTCATGCGCCGACCAGATGCCGAGATCGTAACCCCATGTGATGCGGCCTTGCGCTGTCTCCCATAATTTTTCCGCCTGCTGATGTTTTGCGAATTCGTCCAAGCCGACATCACCGCCGAAGACGGCCATCGCATACGGGTTCGAGCTGAAGGCCATGATGCGCGACCCGGTGTCGAACTTGATGTAACCGAACTTCACTTCCTGCGTGAACTTCTCGCCGCCCGGCAGCTTACCGGAAATAACCTCGCTGGATTCACCGCGCGAGACGATGCTGCGCGTGAGGTTGAAAATCTCGGCGAACTTTTCGCATTGCTGCAAATACTCGACGGCGCTGGCCTGATCCTTCGTGGCAAACAGGTAGTCCCGGTTTTTCTCCTGGATGCGTTTGCGGACATTCTTGAACGCGTCCGCATACGTCCAACCGATACGCACCGACTTTTCCGCGAACCGCATCCGCGCATTGTCACGAATCCAGGCGAGCTGATACGGGAGGAAGTATTTGCTTAACTTCGTCTCGCTGGAATCAACGGTGAGATTGGGGATGATCGCGGCCATGATTATTTGATGCCAAGCACTTCGTCCACCTTGTCCACGATGGAGAGACGATCCGCATCGGAGAGCGCCGCCTTCGGATCGCGCAGCTTGGCGAGTTCCGTCCGCGCCGCAGCGGCCTTCGATTTGAACTCCTCGAATTTTTTCTCGGACAGCGACAACTCGCGTTCCTTCTGACCGGCCTTGGTCTGGCCCGACAAATAATCCATCACCGTCCGCGTGCATTGATCCGCCAGCTTGATCATGTCCGGGTTTTCGCGGCCCGCCGTGCGCAGATTGAAAATCAAAACGCGGTGCAGCTTGATGATCGTCTCCAGTTCCGGTGCCGGATTTTTGGCAAATTCCTTTTCCACCGACGCGCATTGGTTCGAGCTGGTGACGATCTCGCCCAACAATTCCTTCTGATTCGTTTCCCGCTGCCGCGTTTGCCACCAACGCGACAACGTGGACGGCGATACCGAGCAACCATCCAAGGCGAGCTGCTCGCGCGCTTCGGCCAGCGTGAGTCCGTCGCCGCCCTTTTCCTTCGGCGTGAACCAGGCGTCGAGGCGCTCCGCAAACGCATCCAGCTTCGATTCGATTTTTTTGCTCATGGTTCACAGTTGTTGCGCGCGGGTTTTTCCCTTCAGCGTCAAATCCCAAACCGTGCCGACGATCTCATCATCGGTGCCGCAGAGGATGCCGGCGGTCTCCAGCTCGCGGATGCGTTGCGTGAGATCACCATCGGTGAACGCGACGTGGGCGAACACGTTGCGCAGATGTTGTTTCAATGCCGTCTCCGGCATCGGGCCTTTGGCGGCGAGCAGCGCCCGCAAAATCGCGGCGCGCACATTGCGTTCGAGATCAGTCATAGGAAAAGTTTTTTGGTGTTGAGCATGTCGGCGACGATCTTGCCGGGCAGATCGTCAATTTTTTTATTCAACTCGGCCAAGGTTGTCCGACGTTCGACGGCCAGGTCTGCGAATGCCTTCTCGCGGGCCGTCCGCTCGGCGGCGATGGCGGTGGAGAGCAATAGGTCGGAATTCTCGAACTCCGTGCGCAGATCGCGCAGCTCTTCATGAATCGGCGGATGCTTGCCGAACAATTTCTTACAAGCGATGGCCACGCTCAAAACGAGCCAGACAATGGAGAGCACACCGACCAGGCCAATGATGGCCTGGACGGTGAGCGGCCAGTGAACATCCGGTTCCATTTGAGCGAGCATCATGCGTCAGAGGTTTTCCGGGTTCGTGAGCGCG